AAGCAACTATAGTTAGGAGAAACTATTATGCCAGAAGGCAATTCGTTTACGGTTTTCCGTAGACAAGTAATACAAACAGGCGAATATGAGCCTGCTGAAGCGTCATGCTCGGTGACCATCACGGTAACTGACGGCGCTACCCAGGAAGAAATAGTTAAACAGATCGAAGAATGGGGAACCACTCTTGACATGGCTAACTATGAGGCTTTGGGTGTCGGATATGAGGTGACAGAACAAGGAGTGCGGAGGCTTTCCAAAAGTGTTCCCTCAAACAACGCGAGTGATCCCGTGGCGAAACCTGCCGCGAGGACTGCTCCCTCTGGTGGTGGTTCCAAAGAATCATATTGGGATGACCTGATGAACAACCAGGGCGACTGGTGGAACCCCAACTGGGAGAAGAAACTAGACGGCACGTTCAACAACCTTAAAGGACCCGACTATAAACACAAGAAAGACAACGACAAAGCATTATGGTTGTCTAACCAAGATGGCAGCTCGCAAGTACCTGACCATTTTGTATGCCCGTTCACTGGTAAAGACAGTGATGAGCTAGGAAAAATAGGTAAGCAGATACGCGCACGCCTATAACCTATGGAAATACAAACCCCCGAAGAAGTGAGTCGTCGCCTCGCAGCAGCTCAACAAACTGTTGCAGGCGAAACTCCTTCCGAAGTTCACCCACCCGCAGCAGGCGGAGAGAAACCCACGTCGTTTGTTTTAACCTCCGCGGTTGTAGACAACCTGATAGGTTTCGTTTCAAACCCGACAGAACGCTGGTATCTGGGACTCAGTGAAATAGATTTAGCTACCCGTGGTGTCGGGCGTGGCGAAGTGATGATGGTCGTAGGTAGATCACACACAGGCAAATCTCAAATGTTGTTGAACAGTATCGTCTGGAACCTCGTCAACCAACCAGACGCGCATGTAGTCATCTTTTCAATGGATGAACCTAGGGAGCTGGTCACGATGAAACTTTACTGTCTGCTACGTGGCAGATCATCTGCGTCTGTTGAGGAAGGTATCAAAGAAGGCGACAAGGATCTGTTAGCTGATTTGGAGCAGGCGGGAGCTAACGAACTGTCCCGTGTCGCTATCATTGACGAGTCGTTGAGGTTGGATGACATGGCGGCAGCTATGGATGAGGCGAGAGCATGGTGGGGTAGAGATCCTAGTTTCGTGATGATCGACTACTTGGAGTTGTTGCCTGGTGGTGACGCTGACGCTACTGGTGTGACTACAAAAGCTCAGAATGTTAAACGTTGGGCTAAGAAGCAGCGTGTCCCTGTCGGTTTGGTGCATCAAGCTGGGCGCGGTTCGGGTGAGCCAGGTAAACCTGCTGGTTTGTATGCGGGCAGGTACGGTGGCGAGCAGGAAGCTATTTTCGTGGTTGAGGTTTACCGTAAACGCGACAAGTACGGTTTATCTAATTGGGAAACGAAATACCACGAGCATAGCATTAACATCAATTTGTGTAAGAATAAGAGAACGGCACGGGTGTTGGATCATACTTATTATTTGGATTCGACTGCTGGTCACATTCAACCTTACACGGATGAGCTGGTGCCAGACGATGAGTGACGAGACAGGTATGGGGCATCCTGACTGGTGGAAAGTTTCTGTGTGGCATAAGAAAGAGTACTGGGAGAGGAACAAAATAGAGATTTGTAGTTCAAACCTGAACAATAGTTTGGTGTCGGAAGATGAGTGAAACGAGTGTCGCTTTCAGTGAACTTTTTAAGGGCGGGAAGATAGCTAAAGCAGGCTCAGATTTCAGACCTATGCAAGACTGGTCAGGTGGGTTTTGCACAGCCCACGGAATCGTCTATGAGAACGCCATAGAGGACCATCTAAGCGTTCCTGAGCTACCAATCGGGGTGTACCCACTCCTAGAGGTAACAGAAGCCTTAGAAGGGCAGGAAACAGGACCGTCTAAATACATGGTTTATTGGGGTTGCGTAGACTGGGATGTAGGAGAAGAACTATCGTTAATACACGCACTGAACGTACAAGAATTATTGAAGCAACTGAACGTGGCATCCTGGGTGGAAATTTCACGTTCCAAAGGCTACCACCTGTGGGTTTTCTTCTCGGAACCGATACTCGCCCGTCACGTCAGAGAAGGACTGATCGCAGCGTGTAACATAGTTGACGCACCAATAACAGAAGTCAACCCGAAACAAATAGAACTAACAGGAAAAGGATGGGGCAACGGTGTCAGACTCCCATACCCCGCTGGCGCAGATCCAGGTCGTAACGTCATCATCAGACACGGTGAGGAAATGACCGCATCACAATTCGCTACAACAGCTTTAATGTCGAGGGTGCTGCCCGAAGAATGGGAACCCGTACACGCCTTGCACCAACCCGTGCCACCCCCACCTCCTAGAAAAACTTATGCGACTAGAAACAGCGGGAAGCTAACAGGGTTAGCTGAAGCTATCAGACGCAACGGTCCACGCCCAGAACCTAACAAACCCAACGGGGACAGATCCGCGACCCTGTTCTCGTTAGCTTGTGCGATGGTTGAACAAGGCTACCCTAGCGGTGACATAGAGGAAGAACTTGTTGAAGCTGACATGGCGTGGGGTTCAAAGTTCCAAAACCGCAGAGACGGCAGGGAACGCATATCAACAATGGTCGCAGACGCAGAAAGAACAGTAAGAAAATGACAGACGAATCCGTTAAATTCAGAACCGCATGTGAAATAATAATCGTTATTATGACAGCAGCCCTACTAATATTCACGTTGATGATCTGATGGAAACATACACCCTCATCGTAGACCGCAAACCTAAAGTCAAAGCACGACCACGCCACACCAGAGGCGGGAAAGTGTTCACACCCAAAACGACACTCATGGAAGAAGATGTAGTCGCACAAGAATGGGCTAACCAAATAGGGCAACAACTAACAGGACCCTTAGAAATAGTCCTCATGTACAGTCCCACAGCTACCTCCATTACGGTGTTAAAATCTCCTCATGGCGCTAAAACATTACGAGGTGACCTTGACAACTATGTGAAGCTCACATTAGACGCTTTGAATGGTGTCGCTTGGGAGGATGACAGGCAAGTGGTACGCATCTCAGCGGTGAAAGTAGACAAATTTGACAAAGACGACTAAACACACAACAAACTTCGCTGACAAATCGTGGGGCGCACGGTTCGACACGATGGGAGACATAAGCGAAGCTGCGTTTGAACGCAACCACGAAAAATGGACACGGTACGGTTTGAACAGACCAGACTTCCCAGTAGCCAGACTCCCGTTAGCGACCAGGTACACGCCAGACTACATCCTCGAAGGCAGACACTTCGTGGAGGTGCAAGGATGCTCCCCGCGTGCAGGTATCAAACTTAAAATAGAAAAATATGTCGCAATAGAAACAGCATGGCACACCGTGATGCCTGTGCTATACTTCTTTTGGGACTCATCTCGTAACATGTTCGTAACAGTACCGTTACAAGATCTTAACAAACTAATCAAAAGTGACCAAACAACACTAGGAACTTTCAAGGACCCAGGAATAGAGAAACCCTACTGGCAGTTGAAAACAAACATGTTTGAATGGACACACGATGGCGAAGAAGCGGGAGTGGCCTGAAGATCCAACATCTTCACTATGGGCTAACACAAGAACAAAAGCGGCTTTCACGAACAACAGAGCAATGAACGACCTTGAAGCCCTCATCTCCCTAGCGCCAGGACAAACCGTTGACATCCTCCCGATGGAAAACACACACGACCTGCGCGAAGCATTAGCCGACGCTGTAGACAAACTGTCACCCGAAGAAGAATGGATATTCAACATCCTGTTCATCGCAGGTTTATCGTTACGGCTCGCGGGCAGAGTATTAGGCATACCCAAAACTACGTTAGCTAGACGACGCGACGCTATACGACTGAAACTTTTAGAAGATCTAACAGAAAACCCTGAGGTTAAAAAATGGTTGCACGAAAAGAACGTAAAACCCTCATCGAACGAGTAACAACAGACGGACCTTACACGTGGCAGAGTGCCGCTCTCAGAGCCGCTGTGATAATAGACGACTATTACAGACCACGCGACCCGTCAAAGAACACTGCGCTGGTCGATTTGAGAAAATACTTAGACCACATGGTAGACAGACGCGACGGGACATGGTTAGCGTGGGCTTGTTTAGCTGAACGCACGATACACGCAGCGACAGATCACGGTGTCACCTCGTGGACTACAGGCAAAGGCAGACCGCGGGCTAAACAGCTCGTGGGTTTCCTCACAGAGAAACAGAAAGCATACGGGTACGAGAACATACGCCGTTTCGGTCAGACAGGTTTATGGGTCAGGTCGCACGACAAAGTGGCACGCATGGAAAATTTGATAGCGATGCACGCAGACCCAGGTTGGGAACCTTTAGCGGACACGTTTAAAGACCTGATCGGCTATGCGACCATAGGGATAATGTTAGACTTAGGGACTTTCGGGTTGCCCGTCAGTGGGAATGTCACCGATGCAAGCGTCTAACATGTTCATCAACGAAGCGATCCACACTCCGAAACAAGACTGAGCCTCATCGCTACCATCCATTCCAGCGAAATAGGTAGCGACAAGAGCGTCAGCTTCATCGTCATCAAACACTAACAGTAACCCAAGTTTTCCATTAGAGGACCATTTTGCGTGGGTTCCATCATCAGTGTCCAACACTGTTGACGTTGCTTGAAGATTGTCGTAAATTTCTTTGGAGATCTGCCAGCCTTCAGCGTTCAGAAACTCCTGCCATTTTTCTTCAACGTCAACGTTTTCATCCATTGTTATTTAGCTACACGATCCTTAACGAAGGTTTTAGCGACAGACACAGCGGCAGCTAAGCCTGCGATGCCCGCACCCTTCGCTGACGACAGGTCAGCTACAACAAACACACCAAGAAACGACTGGGCGAAAGTCCAAGCCGCTCTTTCTAATAGATCAGTTAAGTTTTTCATTTTCTTTTTTTACTCCTGTTAGCTTTATCATACGCTATAGCGGCAGCCTGATCCCGTTTATATCCTTCAGAGATCAGAGTGCCTATGTTTTGACTGATGGTTTTCTGATCGGAGCCTCGT